TTTTCGAATGCTACCGGTACAAGCTGGCTAGGCGATAACTATGACCCCGTTTTATTCTATGGCGCTATGCGGGAAGCTATGCTATTTATGAAGCAAGAGCCTGATTTAGTGACCAATTATGAGCAAAAATACCAAGAAGCTTTATTAGAATTTAGACGCTTCTGTGATGGTCTTGATCGTGGTGATGCTTACAGAGACGGTCAAACCAAGCTTAATATCAATCTTAAAGGTAATGTGGTCTCATGATTACCCAAACTTCTTGCACAATTTTTCAGCAGAATTTGCTTAACGGTAATGAGAACTTTACTACCGGAACCTATAAGATTGCCCTTTACAATGCGCTGGCTAATTTAGGTCAGCAGACTACGGCTTACACTTCAACGAATGAGATTGTAGGCACGGGATATACGGCTGGCGGTCAGGTTTTAACCATCTCCACCCCACCCACTCAAAACACCCAATATAACGTCACATATGTATCATTTAATAATGCCGTATGGACTCCAGCATCCTTTACCGCTAGGGGGGCGTTAGTATACAATGCAAATACAGGTGCAGCGTGTTTTGTGCTTAATTTTGGGTCAGATAAGACCTGTAATGGTAGCTTTACCGTGCAATTCCCAGCAGCGAACTATTCGTCTGCTATTTTAACCATTGGAACTACTACAAGTAGCATTAACTATAGTAGTTCGGACTAGGAGTAAGTATGCATAAAGAATTTACAGGATCTGGCGACCACGCAGAAATTACTCTGCAGACGAACGCTATCAAAGACGAGACATTTGGCATTGAAGGACACTACCATGTAGAGTGCCGTGATGCAAATGGTAATGTAAAGTGGACTGAAGACTTTCCTAACCAAGTAGTTCAAGTTGGTAAGATTTTTATGTTGTCACAAACTTTATTGTCTTCACCAGTTGCTCTAGTTGGTCCTTATTTAGGCTTGGTAGTTGGTACTGGAAACACATTCTCACCAACCGATACCATGACTTCCCATGCTGGATGGACTGAGTTTACTGCTTATACCGTATCTTCTTCCGCTGTTCGTGGTACTGCCGTATTTGCAACGCCTACTGGTAACAACAATACTACCCCCGGCTCTAACGTAGTAACTGCATCTGCTACTGCTATTACTTACACAATTACTGGTTCAGGCGGTGTAGTTGGTGGATGCTTCTTGGTTACCGGTACTGGCGCTACATCTACTTTTGGTAATACTGGCGGTACTTTATACAGCGCTGGCGCATTTGGTACGGCTAAGACTACAACGGCTGGCGATACTGTTTCGGTAACATATAGCACCACTGCAACTAGCTAAGGAGCTTTAAATGGCTCTCGTAGTTTATGACCGAGTCCAACAGACTGGTACTGCTAACACAACCGTAAGTTTTACATTAAGCGGAAGCGTTGCAGGGTATCAGTCTTTTGCCGTTGTCGGTAATGGAAACACTACCTATTATGGTGCTGTAGATGCTTCTGGTAACTGGGAGGCAGGAGTAGGCACATATTCTACTACTGGACCTACTTTAACTCGTACAACAATTTTAGCGTCATCAAACTCAGGATCCGCAGTTAGCACTTTTAGTGGATCAGTTAACATATTTGTTACATACCCAGCAGAAAAGTCAATTAACTACGATCTTAATGGTGTAGCAACGATTGGAACTACGCTTAGTTATACCGACACAGGTATTATTGCTTCGTTTGCTAATACAACCGCTGGTTACAACCAAGTTATTTTACAAAATAAAAGCAATGCAACTAATGCATCTTCCAACTTAAACGTATCTAATGACGTATCTACAGGTACTACAGGATTTGCAGAGCTTGGTATTAATTCATCCACTTTTACTGGAACAGGATGTTTTAACATTTCAGGAGCCGCTTATTTAGCGTCCGCTTCTACTGATTTATCTATAGGTACTTACGGTCCATATAACGTTCACTTTGCAACAAACAGTAACGCAACTGATGCTATGACCATCTATAACTCTGGTGGCGTTGCATTAGGTGGACAACCAGATCCGGGCTTAGGAACTTTATATGCTAATAACGTATATCTAGGTTTTACTACAATTACCGCATCTGGCGGCACTACGGTATTAACAAACTCTTCTTCAGGTTGGCAACAAGTTGTTGGTACAACAGCTCAATCAATTCAATTACCAAATGCCACAACGCTCTACAAAGGTTTGGCATATACGATTGCCAATAATTCAACTGGTAACGTAACAATTAAAGATAATGCTGGCACTACGATTGATACCACTGTTACTGGTGGTACATCTATTTTAGTTTTAACCGCTAACGGAACTTCTGCAGGAACTTGGTCTGCATATAGTTATATACCTGCTTCTTATGACTTTAGTAATAGCACAGCAAACTTTGGTAATGCCACAATTACTAATGCAACTTGGAATGGCGTAGCAATTACCTCTTCCTACGGTGGTACAGGGTTAAATACCTTTAGCTCTTCTAACTATGCTTTATATTCAACATCTCCTTCTACGTTAGTTGCAGGTACTTTGCCCATTGTTGCTGGAGGAACAGGTTCTACAACAGCTGCTAGTGCATTTAATGCACTAAACCCAATGACCACTACAGGCGATATAATCTATGAAGCCTCTGCTGGTACAGCTGCGAGATTGGGGATTGGTTCTACAGGTCAAGTATTAACTGTTGCTGGAGGTGTACCTTCTTGGGCCACTAGCTCTGGGGCTACTATCGACCAAGCATACTTTTTATCATTTATGATGGGCTAATATGGCAACTTATTTAAATACTTCGTATGGTGTAAAAAACATAGGTACTGCGGCCTCTACCGTAATTTCTAGCGTAACTGCTGGAACAGTTGCGATTGCTAGCGCCCTTGTATCTAATACGACTTCTTCACCAATTACCACTTCTGTATACATTACCCGTAGTGCAGTGAACTACTATCTTGTTTATCAAGCCACAATTCCCGTTGGCGGTTCTTTAGAATGCATTCAAGGTAATAGGGTAGTCATGAATACTAATGACTCAATGAGCGTTCAGAATAGTGCAGCTACGTCTGGGGATTGTTGGGTATCAGTCTTAACGGCACAATAATGGCATATATTGGTAACAACTTAACGGTTCAGCAGTACGCCCCACAGATTGCCTACTTTACTGGCAATGGAACCGCTACGTCTTTTACTTTACCAAGTCCAGTAGTTAGTGCTGGACAGATTATTGTTACAGTTAACAACGTTGTTCAAAACCCAACCTACGCTTATTCCGTATCTGGCTCAACATTAACCTTTACTTCAGCACCTCCAGCTAACTCAACAACCCCACAAAATATTTGGGTTGAATACACAAGTTTACAGACTAGTACAGTAGCACCAAGTGCCGGTACTGTTGGAATATCACAATTAAGCGCTTTAGGTACACCCTCTTCATCTACTTTCTTGCGTGGCGATAATACTTGGGCAGCAACAACGTTAACTTACGCTGTAAATGCTTTAGTTGTAGGTGGCGGTGGTGGAGGCGGTGGAGCTACTTATTGCGGTGGCGGTGGTGGGGCTGGTGGTTTTGTTCAAGCTGCAATATCAGTAATACCCGGAACAGTTTACAACGTAGTTGTTGGCTCTGGTGGCGCCGCTGCAACTGCTAATGGTTCAGTGCCTAATGCTATAGCACTACAAGGTGGCGGTTCTTCTTTCGGTCCTATATTTTCTCTTGGTGGCGGTGGAGGACCTTCTTGGACAAGTTCTAATGGTCTTATGGGGGGTAGTGGAGGTTCTGGAGGTGGAGGCGGACCATCTGATGGAGGATCTGCTGGATTAGGTGGCATATCATCTTCGGGACAAGGTTATGCTGGTGGAACTGGTTATGTTGGAAGCGGTGTAAATGCTGGCGGTGGCGGTGGCGGAGCTGGTGCAGTTGGCGGTAATGCTGCTAGCAATACAGGTGGTAATGGTGGAAATGGCCTTACTACTAATATCATCACAACCACAATAGCTTCAACTTATTCTGTTGGTCAAGTTTCTTCTGGTAGCGTTTATTTTTCTGGTGGTGGTGGTGGAGGCGCAGTAACTACTAGAGGCAC